TAGTCAGCCATAGCTTTCTTGTAGGCTTCTGGGCTGCGTCTAAATTGAATAGCAAGCTCGTTAGAGCGGTTGCGCATATCCAACTGAATCTCAGACTCAAAGCGTTGCATGAGAACGGCATTGTATGCCTCTCGCTCAAACTGACCAAGAATACTTGGTGCCTTGTAAGCTTTAGGCCGACCGTTTTCATCAAGAGCTACAATGTCTTCACGAGCAAGTTGTTGCGCAGCTTCCGCGCCACGTTGCTTTGCCATGTCCTTGTTGATATCAAACAAAACACTTTCAACTTGGCTTGCTGCATCAGCCACACCTTCAGCAAGAATGACGCCCGCACGAGATGGGCGGTTTACACCGATTGTCCCAACTTTAAATTGTCGCTGCTCTCGTATTACCGCCATTAGTTATCTCACTTAGGTTTTGTATATGATGAATAGCCAGCTTGAGCTGCATTCATAGTGCTTTCAAACAAACCAGAATATGCTTTTAGTGTTGCTGACTTCTTCTCAGCGTAGCCTTCAAGTCTTGCTGTTCTAGCTGCTTGCTTTAATTTCATGGATTCAAACATACCCATAAGGTCAGATCGGCGAGTATCTTCTGCCGCAATTTCCTTTTGACGCTCCATAAACGCTTTTACTGTAGTGCCGCCAATGTCTCTGCCTGTTGCAGAGAACGCAGCAATGTTTGCTTTAGTATTTAATCTGAACTGCTCTAAGCGATCATTGTGACGCTGAACTGCTTCTGTTTCAGATCGAACCTTTTCCGTTTCAATGTTGAACGCCTCAAGCTTACGGGCATCTTCTTTAGCTTGAGCTGCTTGCATTTCAGCATCAAACTGAGCAAGGCCAGCCCCAAATTGAAACAATGCAAACGCTGCTTGAACATAGTTAATAGGCATTACGTTACTAGCTCCGCTACAATTCCGTTTACTTGCATTGGCAGTGGGTCATCTTGCTCAATGATAACGGTTGGTGTTCTACTGTATCCTAACACACGAAACTCTTTTTTCCCACTGAAGTCATCCTCCAAGATAAACTTGCGAGAGTTTACCTTAGCAGAGCGTGTGTCTTTAAAATCTACAACAATATTTGCAAGGCCACGGACTGTACCTGTCACTGGGCCAGAACCCATAGATGCATCTATCTCGTTGGTTTCGATCTTAGCTGTAAACTTTTTGCCAATGCTTACAGTCTTTCCATAAAATTTAGATATTGGCATCGCTCCATCTGAGTCTAGCGTTTCATCATCTATATACGTTTCGCCCTCAAACACAGAAACAACATCACCCGCAGCAAAGCCAGAGTTTATAGCATTAAGATCAAGTGGCTCATTTACGGCAGAAATAATTGATACATCGTCAAGACCAACAGCCCACGAAGTAGCAGAGGTATGAGCAGCTTCAAACTGAATATCGTAGTAACCATCTGCTGTAGGTGTGAAACTTTCTGTAAATGTAGTAATGCCACCCGCACCATAATCAGAATCAGTAATCCAATCACCAGTATAGAGAGGCCCACTTCCAATCTTTAACCTTACATCAGCAGTTGTTCCAAAACCTTGCGCTCCCGCAGCGTTGTAAAGTGTAAACTCTATTGTATAAGTCACACCCTTCTTAAACTGAAAGTCATTAGCATAAAATACAGTTTGACCACCAAGAAGACTATCTGATGACGTTTTTATTATTCTTGCTATACGACTATAGCTTGGCTTGTCATATGTTTCCCAATTTGCTCCACTTGTTGTATTAACATACCATCGCCCACTTGGACTTGTTGGGCCAAATGTTCCAATAGTTGTACCCTCAAAATCTCCATATTGGATTGTAGGAATAGTGCCTTCAGTATTAATGACCTGATCTGTAATGTAGTTATCTACACCAATGTTCCCGCTAAACTCACACAGATGAAGCTGATTGTTATACCAAACATTAACAAACAGACGATCTTCAATTGCCACAACAGAACAAAAGCTTCCACCTGTCGTTACATTTGTCCAAGATGCTCTGCGTTCTGCGCGATTAGAGGAGAACAAAGCCATGTCACCATTACCTAAGGTCAACGCAGCATAGGAATCTGGCAAACCAAAGCCACTATGAACTACAGTCATACACTTAGGGTCATCAATTAAATGGCTGGCAACGGTAGATATTGCAGTCGATGTATAAGCCTCTTCAGAATCAGAGTACAAATACTCACGAACAATTCTACCATTTTGTTGTACATAAACAGTTGCTCCATCAATAGACACTGGCTGAACAAACGATGAACCATATGGCGTTTGTTTGCGAATCTGAGCATTTGTTGGTGTGATTGCTTGGTTAAGATACGTTGGAATGTATAACTCACCAGAAGCAGTAAACACCTGAAGGTCACGATTAGAAATCATGTAACGAATCTCATTAACGTCACCAGTTGCAGCCGTTAATGTAATCGCCTCATTATCAGCAGCTTCACCCTCATCAAAGTTAAAAAAGCTTCCAATCTGAGACATCCAAATTGTGTCAGGCTCAGCAAGAGTGCCTCCAAAACACAAGCGGTTCTCATGGAAAGTTACAGCCGCAGGATATCCCCGCGCAGCAGAGTAAGACTGCTCATCCCAATCATCAGTGGGCGCGTGGCACACAATGCTAACATAACCGCCGCCATCGTCTGCGCTAGATGCAGAGCCACCCGCAGTGAAGGTGTAGGTGTTCTCATCAATAATGTCACCAACCGTTCTAACACCATTTAGGTTTCCAGTATTAATACCTCCAACCGAAGATGCGTTTTGTATAGTAATGCTTTCCCCGCCGCCAAAGCCATGACCTAAGTGAGTTACCTCAACAGTAGAAGAGCCATCAATTGTGCGGAAAGGATTCAAAACACTTAATCGTATTTTAAGTTCGTCAACTACATCGCCAGTTGCCTGTGTTGCCGATTGAACGCTGGTAATTTCTATTTCACTTTTGCCATAGCGAACAACAACACCAACGTGCTTAGAGTCAGGATAATTACCACCAGATTGAGTGCCAGTCGTATCCCAGTAGTCTTCACTTACTGTAAGCGTAATACCAGTGCCAGTCGTTGCAGATGGATCAAGTGTCACACCCTGTGCGTGATAACGACTGTAGGGTTGGTAAACAACAATATCATCAGCTCGAGCATCAAATGCAAAAGTGCTAACCTCAAAGTTTGTAAGGCTAGTCCGTGTTAGCATCCTTGGCATAAACAAAGGATGACTAATAAACATTACATCGCCATACTGGGCGTATGTATATTCTTGCAAATACTCTTGATCGAAAGGCAGAGTAGCAGAGTCAACATCAGCAGTAATCGTTGACACAAGTGACACTGAGCCATCAGAAAGCAAACGAAAGCATCTGACTTTTTGATGCTCTACCGAAATGACGTATTCTTCATTCTCATCAAAAACAAATTTAAACAGATGAGATTGAGCAGGGTAAGTAGAGTTATATGTTATGCTGTAGTCATAAATATGTTTTAGCCCAGTTCTTTTCTTAACTGAGCCTTCAGACATAACAATCATGTTTTCTAGTTTTTTAGCAGACTGAGCATAAACAGGACTGTCTGTGCGCATTCTAAGAGAATCACTGACTTCGCCAAACTGAAAGCTGCTAATAGGTACTCTAACTTTCTGCATTAGCTACGCCTTTGTGCAATAAACCTCGATGTATTTAGCTTGCGAGTAGTTTGCTGTTGTGAATCCAAACGCCGCGCTTGTGCCATATAAAACTGCGCTTTCTGATCCATCATCTGAGACAGAGAGGCATCACGCGCAATCGAAACTGCAAATGCACCAGCAACCATGTGCTGTACCGCAAGTGTAAAGAATGAGGGCCAATCTCTTTCGTCAGCCCGATATGTGTAATCCGCAATAACTACATCTGCCTCAACAGCATTTGTATACGCCTTATCGCCGTAAGTATCATACTCAATTGGCAATTCATTTACCGTAAGTGCATGAAGAAGCAGTGAACCTGAAGGTAATTGATATGCGGAATCCCAACGGCCAGTTGGCTCTTGGGTCAATCTATTTAATTGTTGCTGATTTGTTGCGAACCGCCATCGCGTGTTTGTCAGTGCTGTTCTTGCAATATCTTCGTAGATTGCATCTGCAACCGCTGACTCAGCAGTGCCATCTGTAAAAGACTGAATCTCGTCGCCGCCAATCAAGACAGAAGCGCGAGAGCATACTTTGATAGGTGTGTTTGCTACATCAGGCATAAGTAAAGTTGGGGGCCGTAGCCCCCATCCCTATTAA